CTGTGCCTGCTGTTGAATCATCATCTGAGACTGTTGCTGTTGCGTCTCCTTGTTCTTCTCTATTGCGTATTCTAATTCCTTTTCGAGGTCTAAGAGATCTGCTCCACTCTCAAGCATGCTCATGAAGTAGATTGCATCATTAAGGTCTATGCCGGGTCTCTGCTCACGAGTGTTCTGAAGTGCGATATTAATCCACTCTGCGAATTTCGCCTTCTGCCTTGCATCGGGTTTGGGTTTCAAGTCCAAGCCATATTGCACTCCCTCCGCCTCCATGAGTACAACTGCATCCATATCTGAAGGTGCTATAATCCCTGTATAGGCTTCTTTAATCTTTGCGGAGTTCCTGAGTCCAATCTGAATCCTTCTCATGATCGACGTACCCACGCTCCCCTTGATCTCGAATATCGCATCCAAGATTGGCTTTAGCACGTTTGACATCGCCTGTGCGGACACATCGGGGTTTGGTGCGTTCTGATTAGCACCCGGGGTCTGTATCGCATCAAGGAAGTTAATGCCCGTTATCTTCTGTAGTTCCCAAAATAACATCTCCAATGCTTTCATCGTCTCCTCGACCCTTGTTCCCAAACCTCCATCAGTAGGCGTGATGGGAAGTGCCGCCCCGCCAGAGTACGTGCCTGTAGGAGAGTTACCATAAGAATAGAGGTATATTCCTGTCTGCTTCCACATCTTGATAACCTCTGCGGGTTTTAGCTTCTGCCCCCCAAAGGTCACACTTGTAAGCATTGATGTATTGATAGCGTATCCTCTCTCTATCATCATAGCGAGTGAGTTCTGCCATCTCAGGAACATCATCGAAATCTGGTCTAATATCGGTATTGATCTTTTGATGATAGAGGGCTGTAGTAACTGCTCTACGTGGAATGATAACTGAGGCTTGGATAGTCCTTCTCTTGCCGCCATCTTAACCACACCGTAGTCGAAGACGTAATCGGTATTCAAAACCCAATAACAACCCCTAACGACTCTTTTAAATACATTATGGACTTCCTGATTTGCCCCTGCGTTGATCTTATTCTGATCTAACGGTTTGACATCCGAATCCCACCCAAGGTCTACGATGGTCTCACGCCCCCTAACGCTCTTATAATAAAGTTTCTTTTGTATGTCTGTATCCATCCATTCACACTCGAAGACAGGTACTTTAAACCCATCATATCTGTAAGTCCCTGTCGTGGGATCAAGTTCAGAATAGAAGTTTTGCCACCTATCTCGGGGATTGCCATACAGCGTATAACAAGCCCTTGCGAGAGACTGCCAATCAGATTCAGGCACTCCCGGTAATTTATCTCTTAAATTTGATATTGTCCAATAGCTGAAATACCCCGCATACTCCGAATCCTTATAGTCGTACTCGTTGGAGAATTGCATGACGAGCCTCGCAGGGTCTATATACTTACACTTCCATTTTGAATCTTCTGCATCAAAGTAGTCTCTTACGCACCCATAGTTAAGAACAATTAAATCATCTACCACTTTCTTGCGTACCGTTCCATCCCAATCGGAAATCTTAAATGAATGGCGAACTAATTTCTGCATAGCCCTCGCAATGTTCAACTTAAACCCATCTTTTGCTTCAAACATTGCCAGTTCTTCTACCGACTTTGGAAATACTACGTTTTCGTCTACGGGGATGCCTGCGTTTTTCTTATATTGTACCTGCCAATCAGCGTTTTGCGCCTCGCAAAGTCTGACAAATTTCTGCTCTTCTTTAAGTGCCTTAGAATTGGCGTCGATCGTATCTACAAAACAATCAAAATCGAGTTTATCCATGAGTCCATGGATGTTGTTCATCATCTGTGGGGCGGGACTAACATTGTTCCACATAATATTTAGCCATCCTTCACGCTTACTAATGCGACCTATTGGCGTATCATCGAAGACGTCTATGTTAGAAGTTTCACCCGTATCGAGACTCTCATTAAGGAGCCACGATTTATACATGTTTGTGTCGTTTTCGGCTCTCGAGTAGTCCCGACAAATTGCGAAGTCCTTGTATCCAGTAATTCCCCAGCTGGTCTTCGCACGCAAAAATAAGCTGTAAATTGCTTGGCAATTTTTGCGATGATAAACGTCTTTTTTATCAGTTGGATTACAATCATGTGCGGGGAATCCCCACTCCGAATTGCTGTATTCTATTAAAACAGGAATCATGCACTGAAATTTAATTCAATGCAAAGATAGTTAGTTTTGAGGATATGCTATTTTAGTGTTTTTATGAAGTGTCCTTTATCGTCACGCTCCCTCCATTGACTCTCGGGGTTTGCCATCCATCCACTTTCCTTACGCTTTCTACACCATTCTTTATAATTGTCGGTTCTTTCTTGCGTCCACGGTCTCCCGTGTTTTTTTCGCTCCTCTAATGGGATGGGTTGTCTTGGATGTTCTTCCCAATGTTTTATTAATCCATTTGTAATATTGGCTTTTTGTTCAAGAGTTCTCGTTGATCCTTTATTTACCTTAGCGAGTCTCTCTATATTAGCAGTAACTACCTCTTGGGGAAGATTTTTAGGTTTGCCTTTAAGTGCCTTAGATACATTGGCACCGTGTGATGGTGGTTTCTTCTTGCCTTTCCTATCTCTTGACATTTTCGCCTTTGCCTCTTCAGACCAATGGCATCCCATAGAACTCCCCGCCCAATACGAAGCATTGAAATAGGGTTTTCTTGTTTCTTGATATTGATATGCCCATATAAAATATTGTTCAACCCAAATAACACCCTTGATGGGAATAAGTTCCTTTTTGTCGCATTCCCTAATAACAGAAAGTTCAAAATCGGATAATCCATATTTATCATAATGTCTCTGAAATTGTACGGAACTATGTTCTCTTTTCTTGAAATCATTTTTATGCTGTATCCATCTATTGTGAATATTCACAGCACTCCCGATATAACACCTTTCAGGATGTGTTTTTGATTGTATCTTATATATGCCACAAATCTTCATCCCTGAAACTCCCTAAAGCTATTCTCAATCATTAAATTGTTGATCTTCTCTTTTAGAATAGAGATTTCTTCTTTGTACTCTACGGTGCGTTCATCAGCATACTCTTCCATTGCCTCAAGAACAAATTCATAATCTTTATCGAAAGTCTTTTTAGAAAATGGTAAAGAATCATGAATCATTTGAGATTGTAGTATTTCTTTAGCGGTTTTCATCTTTTTTTGTCAAAGATAAATCAAACAAACGTAATTTCCAAATATTTTCAGATATTTCTTTTCTTGAAGAGTCCATAACCTGATAGGTCTATCTCTCCCGCATTACCCATATTGCTCAATAATTCTCGGTATCGACTCTTTGAACCCATGAGGGCGTAACCAAATGCAGTCTTTAGGTCAAGTCTTGTGAATGACTCAACCCCCGTAAAGCTCTTAATCTGATTAAGTAAGTCGTCATGGTTCTCTACGTGGCATCGCAGTTCTATGTAATCCTTATATTCCCTCACCATCTCTTGTTGAGTTTCAGAACTCGTCCACTTGCCGGGGAGTGGTTTCTGCCTGCCATCCAAACCTATATCATATAAGAAATAACCACCGTAACCCCGCTTGAACACATATTCGATAAACGCCTCCACGTTCTGTTCGGGATACATCATCGCCCCAAAGTACTGACAAGCCATGATAACATCCTCAAATGCCTCCGCCTGCGTAGTGGGACGATAACTATATGATAATACGCATTTGAAACTATCCCAATCTTTCTTGGGTTTATCCTTGTCTATAGTCTCATCATATTCCCATAATATTGCTATGCCTTCGTCAGACTGCCTCGAATTAGATAAACTGAATCCCTTCTTAATACCATCTTTAACTTCATTGACTTTTAAGTTTCTGAAGGCGTCTATTCCACAGGTAAATCTTTGACCATTACGGGGTCTCCATGATAGAACCATCTTCTGACTCAACCCATCCCATACTTCTATCCTCTCCCTCTGATTGGTCATCTGATCGGGTATATCCATCGACATCCTGAACTTGGGAATATCCGCCGATGTCTCCCAAAGTACTTTCCCATCAAGATCACCACCTTCACGGTAGAAACAACCTGTCTTATAAGGAGTCTTGCCAAGAGATTTTAGTCTATTTAACTCTCCGAGGCGTTTGTCCACTATCTCAAGGTTATATCCCACATTCCCTGACGACCCGAGCCAACACTCTGCCCATGTGAACGGCGACTTCCGCCTGATACTTCGATAGGTCTCAAGTGATTGTGGTGTGTTCTCTGCCAAGAGTGTGTCTCGCTCACCCTGCATCATCTGTCTTGAGCCTTTTTTAGCAATAGCGAAGATGGCATAAGGAGATAATCTTATCTGTCTTTCCGTGGGTTCATCTATCACCGACTTGCCAAACCTGTCAATGAATCCCTCCATCCTTAGATAGGCGGGAAGGAATATCCTTGCAAAACCCGATACGGTCTGCCCTTTAATTGGCACTCTACGATAGAAGTCCGACATCATGCAAAGCCTATAATAGGGTGCTGCTGTTGATTCCATCTCCTCTACGGTGGATGGGTTCTTCACATACGCTCCCCTGAGTATATTTATCCCGAGTCCCGTAGACATAGTAAACTTGTTAATATTCCATCTCTCAAAAATATTAACATTTAGATTGGAACTCTTCCCCTGTTCATCATTAAGTAGCCCATTTAGTCGGTCTCCCTCGTTCTTAAA